GCTGCAATTCCGTTCGCTGGACAGTGATATGACGAATGCAACCAACCTGTGCAACACGGTCGACACACATGCCGATGGCCACGGCTGGACTAACCATACTCCATCCGGGCTCGTTACGCCCGCCCACTACGGCTTTTTCGACCTGCACGCGACCAAGTACAGCACGCCGGACCCGATCCTGGTGAACTGGACGATTTACTACCGGCTTATCATCACATAGGAGAAACTGATGGCAGCCAACCGGGCGTGGAGGGTGCGAGCTGAGCCCGGCGTTGACGGTCCCCACGTTTGCGTGCGAACACCGCGCGAATGCGCCGGGTGGTTGGCCCGGCGCGGTGCATCAGTCGTCTGCTTTTGGCTACTTCTTCGGCCGGCCACCCTTGCGGCCATTGGCTGCGCTGGCGGCGGCTTTGCGCTGTGACTTGATTGAGCCGAGGGTCGCCGCAGCCGTAGGAATGGTGTACGGACTGAGTGCCCGATGCAATGCCTCAAATTCGTCCGGTGTCGCCTTGACTACCTGGTAGTTGAGCATCATCCACGAGGCCACGTCCAGCGACTCGCCATCCGGCAGCACGACGACCGGGATACCGTAGCTCGATGCGGGGTGGTCCGCGGTCACGGCGGCGGCGATCTCGTGTCGCTGCCCATCTCCGAGCAGATCAACGTAGGACAATTTCATGGTGTTCTCCTGCTGGCCTTTTGCCCGGCCAGCGGGGCGTGAATACTATTTCCAGGACGCGATCGCCTTGACGACTGCCTCGGGAACGTCTTTGCCAAAGGCCAGGGCGAAGACTGGCGTTCCGACGGAGTATCCCTTCATGCTTACCGGGTCGTGGCCGTTGCCTTTGGCGGGGACGGCCTTGCGGCTGCTCAGAATCTCACCGGCCTTCGCCGTGATCTGTTCCATCGTCGGCACCTGGCCGGCATCAATCCCGCGAGCCTTGGCCCTGCGTTCGCTCACGAAGTGGCTGCCACCGTTTCTCTGTGACGGTCAGGTCCAGGCTGACGTCATCGTCCCCGAACAGGTGCTGCAGATGCTTGCCCGCGCGCAGGCTCTCTTCGTCCAGGGTGACCACGAACGTCACCGAAATACTGCCGGCCAACAGGTCGGCGCGCACGGATTTGACGCGGGTATGCTTCAGGGTGAACGACCCGACAATTGTTTCTGCGTAATTCATGGGTTCCTCACTTCGGATGGTGCGAATGTCCCGGCGGGCTTCACACCGCAGCCCGGCGATATTCGTGCGGCTGCAGGACGGTCAGCGGATCGACTCCCTGCCGGCTGCCGCAACGGGAACAGACGACGTCGCCGGCGAAGATACTCTCGCCGCATTTGGCGCACCAGCGTTCGCCGGCAACGATGGCCAACTGGGGAGGGGCGTACAGGATGAAACTAAACGGCGCACCAGGCTCCAAGATCTCGCCGGCGACGGCGCTCTCAGGCGGCGTCATGCTGCTGGCCGGTGGCGGCACGGCTGCCGTCACGAAACCCGGCCTCGCCGGCAGCGGCCTCCTTACGGATCCTGGTGCACCAACTGCCCACGGCCGCCTGTGGCAAGCCGAGCTCCTCGGCGATCGCACGGGCCGAATGCCCGGCGGTGACCAGGCGCCGGATGTCGACCATGTTGGTGGCGGTGATCACGGCGTTGCCCGGCCGGCGGGGGGGGACGACAACTGTGCCGTTGCGTCCGGGCGTCGGCACGGGCTCGACGATCGGGGCCGGCACGGTCTCCCGGGCAGCTTCCTGACGCTCGAAGGCCGTGATGATGGTCAGCAGCCGGTCAAAGCCGGCGAACCAGGCAGTTTGCTCCTCCGGGCGAAAGTCAGGATCGAAAGTCGGAAATTTGGCAATCAACTGGTCCAGCACATTGTGTTCCACGGGATTCCTCCACGAATGTCCCGGCCGGCTGGCGACGGTTCAGCCAGCCGGGCACGGCGGCTATCAAAAAGGCACGGCGCCGACGATGAACCACACGACGCCCTCGAAGATGCTCACGTCAGCCATCCCTCCATCTCCTCACGATCGGTGGTCTCGCTGTCGTGCCACCGCTCCGCAACCGCTTCCGCGTTGCCGTTGCCGACGCACACGGCCAAGCGCACCAGCTCGGCCGCAAACTGGCGCTCGCAGTCCAGCGCGCTCTGGCCGTAATAGCGGATGTCGTCCGAGTCGGTCGCCACCCAGAAAAAGCTGTGCTGATCTTCGACCGGCTCGCACAGTGTCGGCAGCGCGACCATGACGGCGCTCGCCAGATCGACCCGGTTGACAAGTAACTCGTTTTGCTGTACTCTGTTCATTGAGATTCAACTCCTTTGGATGGGGGCCGGAATGCTTCACGGGCGTTCCGGCCCTTCGTTTTACCTACCAGCCCGCCCCGTTCTCGTAACCCCATTGCGCGCTGCTGGGCGGCCGTGCCGTCGATGGCCCGGTTGATCGCGGCCCTGGCCGACTGGCGCGCCCCGGCGGGCGTGCGGCCAAACGTGTGGCCAGTCGTTTCGCCGCTCCAGGTGGCGGTGTACTGGTAGAGGCCGGCGTTCGGGCCGGGCTCGACGACGATCGTGTGCTGGCGATAGGTGACGGCGCCGGCGGGTTTCGCTGCGGGTTTCATCACTCCTCCAGCATTTCGATCAGGTGCGCGATCTGCGCGTCCCCGGCTGCGGCCCTGGCTGCGTCCCAGGCTGCGGCCCTGGCTGCGGCCCTGGCTGCGGCCCTGGCTGCGTCCCAGGCTGCGTTCCCGGCTGCGTCCCCGGCTGCGTCCCAGGCTACGGCCCAGGCTGCGTCCCAGGCTGCGTTCCTGGCTGCGGCCCCGGCTGCGTCCAACTCATCCGCGCTCGCCTGGCCGTTGGCGAATCGCTCCGCCATATCGCAGGCCGCCACGCTGGGGGGGGCGGGGTTTGCGATCAGCGCCAGCGCCTGGCGTGCGCACCAGACGGCAAATAGCCGCAGCGTGCGGTCGTCCAGCCACTGCGTGACCACCCACAGACGATCCTCCGCCGGGCAGGCGGCGACTTTCAGCACGTCCACGGCGGTGCCTGTCCACGTTTCGGGCAGGTAGCGGGTCGGGTCGTAGCATGGGTGCAACGAACGGATATCGGCGATGGTGTAGGTTTGCAGTTTCATGGTTCCTCCTGTGGGTGCGGTGATCGGCTGGTTCATCGGGTGGCCTCCTGTGGCGGTTAGGCGGATTGGTCGGTAAGGTGAAGGTGCTTCCAGTTTCTCTAGAAGTGATTTCTCGCCCTCTGCCGTCCTTGTCCATTCCTGCCAATTCATTTTGTTCTCCTCTGCGTTAGGGTCGCAGCCCCCTGTGCTGCCGGGTCGCGCGACCCGGCGTGGTGTGTCAGTCGTCTGCGGTGAAGTCGCCCTCGACTTCGATCTGGTGCAAGATCGTTTCGAGCGACTCGCGCTCACGATCGGTCAGGTCGTACGTTGCGAGAGCCTTGCACAGTCCGTTTGTCACGTCTCGCCAGGCCATGACCGGACCGACGGCGACAAGCTCGCCGGCAGCCAGGGCGCCGATAAACTGCGACACGCTCGGTAGTTCGCCGGCGCCCGCGCCGCGGGTCTGAGTGTAGCCACGGCGCTTGGCCGCCGCGGCCAGCGGGCGGGTATCGGCACGGATGTAAAGGCTAGTTGTTGGCTTGCTCATTGTCGTAGTTCCGCTCTTCCCCGGCGTAGATTTGCAAGATATGATCTGCCTCTCGCCGCTCAGCGTCTTCCTGCTCCAGATCGAGCAGGTGCTCGTCTGCTTCCTTGTCTGCCTTGCTTGGTTTCATGGTGCATTCTCCTGTGCCGGCTTGGTTCACCCGCCGGCGGGGTTTGATCCTTCCTTACTCGGAGCCGTCGCGTCCGGTCATCGCTGCCCACTCGCTCGGGTCGTCGAATGCGGTCCTGCGGCTGGTCACTGCGACCAACTTGGGTTCTTTGTTGCAGTCGTAGCAGGTAGTCCACTTGCCGTCATAAACGCTGATCGACCGGGCTTCGGCCCACTCTTCGGCGGTCAAGGTGCCTTCGATGGTCCCCTTCGGCTGCCAGCGGTTGCCGGTGATATACCTGCAGCCACGGTGGCCGCTCACTGCATCGACGTAAACCCGAACTTCGTTTTCCTTCACGTATCGTTTTACCGTCTTGATTAGCTTGCTTGCCATCGTATCTGCTCCTGGGTGGTTGTTTCTTTTCTTACTGTGACCGTATTATAGCATAGCTATATAGCTTTGCCAATACCTTTCGCCACGAGTTTTCAACGAGTTTTTGCCGGAGGATGGAAATTTTTAGCATGAGGCCCGGTTCGTCGCCGGGCCTCGCTGTGGTGAGTTCCTGGTTGATCGCGCGCCCAGGGTCTCGCATGTTCGCGTGCAAACACTCAGCGGCCATCCCCCCCTTCATCGGTTAGGCCGCCTGATCCTTACTGCACCAAGCCGAGTATATAGTCGCTAGTTGTCTCCAGAGCGTGAGCAAGTGCCTGTATCATCCATGCTCCCGGTTCATTGTTGCCAGTTTCAATTCTTGATAACGTTTCGTCTTTGATCGAATGCCCCTCAGCATAGTTCCGCGCGCGTTCGGCCACGTCCTCTTGCCGTAGACCTAGCCATTGACGCCGTGCTCTTATATTCTCCCCAATCTTTGCACCCATATCGCAATTATATCGCAGAATATGCCACCTGCCCCCGCAAATGTTGATATTCGTGTCAAATTGCCCCCCTAGCCTACTTGACTAGTTTGTCAAGTAGGCTTATACTAATGACTAGTTAGTCAATCAGACGAGGTGCATATGACCGAAGGATTACGGCAGTTCTTAGCAGCAAACAACATGACGCAGCGCGAGATGGCTGCAAAACTCGGAATTGCCGAGGAACATCTGAGCCGCATCCTCAACGGCAAGACCCCGGTAACCCCATCGTTTCGAGGCAACTTTGCTGACGTGTACGGGTATGTGGCCGCCGCTTTCGTGTTTGGCAACGGTCAAGAGTGCCAGGAGCAGACGGCATGACCGAAAATCAATTCTGGGCACAAATAGACAAGTCTGGCGGTCCTGATGCCTGCTGGCCGTGGCGCAATCGCAGAACCGGCATAACGCCAAACACCTACGGCTTCGCTCGCTGTAGCGACAAGCGTGGAACAGCAGCGAAGATTGCCTACGAGCTGACTTATGGCCCACTGCCGGCTGGTTATTTGGCTTGTCACACTTGCGACTATCCACCGTGTTGCAACCCGACGCACCTGTTTGCTGGAACACGCACGGAGAACATGCAGGATGCAGCCAAGAAGGGGCGGCTACCAGGAAAGGAACTTGGGACCAAAAGTGTCAGGTTGGCGCCTTCGCAAGCCTCGGAGCTTCGCCAAAGATACGCGGCTGGCGAGCACGTCGGGGCACTAGCCAGGGAGTTTCACATCTCCCCGACAACCATGGGAAGGATCGTGCGTAGCTTGTCGTGGAAAGCGCCTGCGCTGAGCGGCGAAAAACCGTTCATTTCGGACGAAGGGCATCCGAGTACCACTTTCACCACAGAATTGATTCTTGGCCCTCTACAGCAGGCACAGGAGTCATTTTCGACGATCCTACAGCCATACACGGAGGCCGCCAATGCCTAAAACCCCCACAGCCACGACACCGATGCGCGAGAGCCGATGGACCCAACATTTTCTGGTAGTGGAGAAGAACGTCCTTCCGGTTTCCCTCTTTGCCGAGGTGGTCTGCCCCGACTTCGTGCGCTGGCTGCGCGAGAAGCGCGCACGGGAAGCGGCGCTCACCGTTCCGAGCGACAGCATCAACTCACCTGTTTTCCCTGGCAATAGGACTAATGAGCTTGCAGGATGTCCAGAGTTGGTGTTGCCACTCGGGCCGGGGAACGTGCCCGGATGATAGCCGGGCCTGCGTCGTGCGACCTCTGGGTCGCCTCGATACGGCGGCGATGCGGACTCCGGCAGCAGCCGGCCGGGAGTTGCGCCGGCTAACGACCGAGTGCACCCCGGCCAACAGCAGTAGCACAGGAGGCGACGGCCAGCGATGAGGACCACAATGGGGAACGCCGCCGGGCCGGCCGGCAACTGGGTCGGTGGCGCAAGATGAATCGCAGAGGAGGCCCGCATGAAAGAGTGTTACTGGGTCTGGCAGCTCGAACGGGGCGGGTTGGTAGGGCAAACGAAGGACCGGGACGTCTGGAAACGTCCCGGTCCCGGTGCAAAAAGGAGACTAGAATCAATGGCTACTGTACCGTCAAACGTGTTGGGTGTCAAGAGCGTTCACCTGGTCGAGGAGATCCCGGTCGTGGTCGCCGGGCCTGGCTGCCGGATGTGCGATTTTACGGGGGTCCGAGAGATCATGGACAGCTGCTGTCTCGATATCCCCGGCCTGGCTGACGAATTCGGGACCGGCGAGTATCGGCCTTGTGAATATTGCACAGAGCAGGAAATCCCGTTCTGACGGTGGCTAGCATGAGCATCCTCGAAGGCATCATCTGGTTCGTCATCGCCGCCGTCTGCGCGATCGCGCCGTTTTGGAAAGTCAATCGGGAGGACAAGTGAGCACAAGTGAAGGCATCGGCGACCTGGCTGCCGCACTCGCCAAAGCGCAAGGCGCCATGACGAACGCGGAGAAGGATCGCGAGAACCCGTTTTTCCATGCGAAGTACGCCACGCTGGCCAGCATTTGGAACGCCTGTCGCGGAGCGCTGAGTTCCAATGGGTTAGCCGTGACGCAGATCACCAGCCGTAGTGAGAATGGTTTGACGCTGGTAACACTGTTGATGCACGCCAGCGGTCAATGGATTTCCAGCGAATACCCGGTGAATCCTATCAAAAACGATCCCCAGGGGATGGGATCGGCTCTGACGTATGCCAGGCGCTACGGCCTATCTGCCATCATCGGCCAGCAAGCCGACGAAGACGACGAAGACGACGACGGCAACGCCGCCAGCGAAAAGACGCAGCCGACCCGACAAGCCCAGGCGCCCATGCCGGCACGCACCCCGGTCCCGACGAACGGCCATGCAGCCGCGGAGCAACCAAAAACACAAACACCCGCCGGCGATGGATTCCATGATCTGCCCGCCTCTCCGGCGAGCATAGCCGGCAAGGCCGACGAGATCCGGCAACTGCTCCGATCCTCAGCCGAGTTTTCCGAGCCGGACGCGACACACGTGTTGACGCCGGATGGCGAAAGGAAAGTCCGGGCGAACTTCCGCAGCGCGCTGGCCATCCTGGAGCACGACAGCGCCAACCGGCACGCAATCACCAAGTTCCTCTTTGGCAGCGACGACCCGGCCGCCTGGTCCGTGGGCCAGTGCACCGTCGGCTTCGAGTGGATCAGCCCGGCGCAAGTGGGCGGAGAACTGGTCAACGGGAAGCGCGTGGGCGGCGAGTGGATTCCGTCGGCTGACAGCGTCGAAGGCATCAAGGCGATTCTCGCCGCCGTACCGCTGGCCTGACATTCGCCGTGCCCGGCCGGCTGCAGGGGTGTGGCCGGCCGGGCACTCATGAGGGGAAGGATTCCATGCAAATCACTGCTTTCGCTGCCGCAGCGCTGCTCGCCGCTGCCCTGCTGGTCGCCGGCCACTACGCGCTGCGGCCACCGCGCCTGGAGTTGCGCGCGCCGGCAACCTACCTCTACGGCGTCACGTCGTGCCTGGTCGGCCTGGCGCTGTACTGCCTGCTGGTGCGGTCGTGGGACGTCCCGCTATTGGTGGTGGCCGGCGTGTTCGTGGTCGCCGGGGCCGTCGACTTTGCGTGCTACAGGTGGGACGGCGACACCGAGGCTGTGCTGACCGACAAGGCACAGAAACGGGAGATAGCCGCGCTGCGCGAGGAACTGGGGAGGCGGACATGACTACACTCAAAGATGTTTTAGCCTCGATAGACACGACCACGGAAGACCACAGCAGCATCCCTGACTATGGCGGCCTCGAATGGGTACAACTCGGGCTTGACGCGCTGGCTGAACTACCGGCAGCCGTGCGAGCACAACTCGCATGGGGAGAGCAGTACCTACGGCGACGTAAGGCCGTGCTCGAAGCAGCGATCCCGTTTTCAGACTGGCCGATTGAGGGGATTGGGGCATGACCGGTAACGATGTTTTTCACGATCTGCTGGCCATCTTGCACCGCGGTGGGCAATGGCATTACACCTGGACTGGCATCGACAAACAGTCCCGCTGGTCGCCGGTCGACAAGCCGCTTTTGCTCCCCGTCGAGCGGGATGTGTATTTCGGCGTGCATCCTTGCGTTGCTATTCCCCGCACAAACGCCCTGGGGAAATCGGTATCACAAAACGAAGTTCGGTCGCAAACCGCCTACATCGCGGCCGTGAACTGCCTCTTTGCCGAGTTTGACGCCAAGGACTTCGGTGGCAGTAAAGATACCTGCATGGCCCATATCACGGACCTTCCGATAGCCCCATCCGTTATCATTGATTCGGGAGGGGGCTATCATTGCTACTTCCTTCTGGACAGTCCTTTCGTTTTGACCGACGACCCGGCGCGAGAGCGCATAAAATCCGTGCAATCGGGCTGGGTCAGCTACACTGGCGCTGATACGGGCTCAAAAGATCTGGCAAGGGTGCTCAGAGTTCCCGGTACACTAAACTGCAAGTATGACCCACCTCGAATAGTAAAGTTTCTGCGCGCCGACCTGGAGCGTGTCTACGGGCTCACCGATCTGGAGGCCCTTCTACCCGCCCCGAAAAACACGAACGGGAACGGGCGCCGGCCATCCACACCCACCAATGGGACCGGACCGAAAGAGAAGTATGTCAATGCGGCCGTGCAATCGGAGCTAGACATTCTCGCGCGCACGCGCGAACCGGGGCGCAATAACCAGTTGAATAAATCCGCATTTGCCCTCGGGCAGTTCATTGGCGCCGGTCTTTTGCCACAATGGCCGACTGAGGACGCGCTGCTGCAGATGGCCATCGACATTGGCTTAGGGGAACACGAGGCGACAATCGCCATTCGCAGCGGAATTGCGGCCGGCATGAAAGAGCCAAGGCAGATAAAAGACAAGCCCGTTTCGAGATCTGCACAGAACCACGAGGCGCAAGCGGAGCAACCAGAAGAGACAGATGCGGGCGCCTTCGAGCACCTAACTGACACAGGCAATGCTCATCGGCTGGTCAAGATGCATGGCCACAATCTGCGCTACTGCCATCCGTGGGAGAAGTGGCTGATTTGGGATAACCGGCGCTGGGCTCTTGACCAGACTGGAGAGGCGGAGCGCAAGGCAAAGCGCACAATTGCCACGATCTACGCGGAAGCCGCTGACGCAGATGACACCTCACGCAAGCTAATTGGAAAGCACGCCCTACGCAGCGAATCGGGAAACCGGATTCGGGAAATGCTGAGGGTGGCGCAATCCGAGCCGGGCATCCACGTTTTGCCGACCGACATGGACACAGACCCGTGGGCGTTGAATGTGCTCAACGGAACCCTTGATCTTCGCAGCGGACGCCTACACGAGCACGAACGCCAGGACATGCTCACTAAACTGGCGCCCGTGTTTTATTTGCCAGATGCGGAATGTCCTACCTGGCTGGCGTTTCTCGCACGCATCTTTGCCGGAGACCAGGACCTCATATCCTTCATGCGCCGGGTTGTCGGATATTCACTGACAGGCGACGTGTCAGAGCAAGTGCTGTTCTTCCTGTACGGATCGGGAGCCAACGGCAAGAGTACGTTCCTGAATGCGATCCTCAAGGTGCTCGGAGGGGACTACGCAAAGCAGGTCGCGCCGGACGTGCTGACCCTGGGCCGCGATCGGCACCCTACCGAACTTGCAGACCTGGCAGGGGTGCGCTTTGCATCATCGGTCGAAGTCGAGGACGGCAAGAAGCTGGCGGAGGCCCTGGTCAAGCAACTGACCGGCGGGGACCCGGTAAAGGCGCGCCGGATGCGCGAGGATTTTTACCAGTTTGACCCGACGTTCAAGATATTTCTGGCCGCCAATCACGAACTGGGTGTGAACGCCGGCGGTGATGCAATCTGGCGCCGCATCCGTAAAATTCCCTTCACCGTTACGATACCGACCGCCGAACAGGATCGGGACCTCGGGCGCAAGTTGCTTGCCGAAAGCTCGGGCATCCTGTCATGGGCGATGGAGGGCTGTATCGAATGGCAGCGCGCCGGCCTGATGCCGCCGGCGGCCGTGACGGTGGCCACCGAAAAATACCGGGCAGACAGCGACATTCTGGCGCAGTTCCTGGAAGAATGCACGACCTCGAATGCCGGTTATCGGGTGGCAGCACATCGACTGTATGCCGAATACAAGCGCTGGGCGATTGCGGCCGGTGAGCGGGAAATGACCTCGAACATGCTCGGGCGCAAGCTGGCGGAGCGGGGAATTGTCAGCGTAAAGCAAAACAGCCGGACAAGTTACCCGGGAATCGACCTAATTGACGCTGAAAACGACGAACAGTAGGCAAAAAACAGTACCGTTAGTACCGATTATGGGCTTTTTTGGTATATCTCCGTGAGAGTGTAAATACGAGCTGCTTATAGGTAAATAGGCAAAAATCGGTACTAACGGTACTAAAAAGAGGGAAAATGACCGACGATCCCGTAACGGCATACTGGCAAGTAGCCCGAAAAGCGCAAGCCGATGGGCTTTTGACCGAAGCGGAAGCGCGGACCATCGCTCGAATAGGGCACCGCAAGCAAGGCTATTGGGAACGGCACTTGATCGACTTGCGGGAACTCATCGCGGAACGTCAAAAAAAGGGAGGCCCCGATGCAACCAACACCAACGCTTGACCGGCTGCCGCTCTGGCGGGTACTGCTGCTGCGGACGCTGGCGATCTGGGTGCGGGCGCACCGGAGGCTGTGATGCGCAAAAAGCAGGGGGGGCACAGCAGTTGGAGCTGGAGATGCAGATCGGCAACGTGCGTGTCTCGGTGCGATCTCGCACGCCGTTCCAGTGCCGGGTCTGCGGCTGTACGGACCGGCAGCCGTGCCGGGGCGGCTGCTACTGGGTGGAGCCGGACCTGTGCAGCCGCTGTGCAGCCAAAATTGAGCGATCGGAGGCGAGACAATGAGCAACCCGAGCACACTGATCCGCCCGCCGGCGATCCATCTCTCGCTCGCCGACGTCGGCGCCGGCCGTCTCGCCGAGCTGGGCCTGATGATCACAGGCAGCGGGTTCAACCAGCGCGGCGACCTGGTGGTGGAGTACGCGCCGCGGCGCGAGCTCGAGTGTGGCCACCCGGGGGTATGTTTGCGCGCGAACGCCGACGGGAGCCAGTTTTGTCTGGCCTGCAGGCGGATGGAAGCGCCGGCGAGACGTGTGCGGCCGGTGAGCGCGCCGGCAGAGGAGGAGTGAGCGATGGGCGATGCGAGCTCAGGTGAGACTAATATCCATCGAGCATTGGGCGAAACTTCGGGCGGCTATTTGAGGGATATTCCCGATCCACATGTACGGAGGTGGCCGGGTGATGCAAAGCCGCGCGATGTGCGTGTTCACATCATGCGCTACTATGGAATCGGCATCCACTATTATGCCACTGTCGAGGAGGAGGACAATCCGCTCTGGGACGAAGCGACTCAATGCTGGCGAGTGGCATGGGACGACGACGCTGCCAGAGGCAGGCATTTCGACAGCCACGCCTGCCTGTCGTATCACTGGGCAAAATGGTGGGCGAAGGCCGTTCTGGAGAAGCACTTCCAGGGAGACACCTATCGCGCGATCGGTTGGAGCGTGGACGAGGACACTGATGATGTGATGCGGTGGTTCCAGCGCGAGGGAGATTGACCATGGCTATGACCGATCAAGAGCGTATTCGAGATTTCTGCGAGTGGGTGATCGAGACTTGTTTACTGTTCGGCTGCAGCCTGTCCACGGCCTTTCAGGTTGCGGCCGACTATGCTCTGGACTATGAGCGGAAGGATCCACGATGATTTGCATCCTGTGCGGCCAACCGGTGACCCCGGTCGCCGGCTTCGCGATGTGCCAACATACCGACGAACGGGACTGTTTGCACATTGTGGCGAGACGGCTGACCCAGCTCGAATACCAGGTGGCTGGGCTGGTCAATTGGCGCAACGATCAGCAGCTTGCACAAGCCGGCCACGTACTGGACGGCCAGCCGGTCGAGTATGCCACGGAGCCAACGGAACTCGAATGCGAGTACCGAGATTCGGCGGCGGCGCTGGAATCGTGGCGCAAGCTAACCGAGGCGAGCATTCATGACTAGCTCAAGCGTCCCGTTCCGCCAAGCCTTGAGATACCATGGCAGTAAATGGCGCCTCGCACCCTGGCTCATCAGCCACTTCCCGGAGCACGAGTGCTACTGCGAACCATTCGCCGGCGCCTGCAGCGTCCTTCTGCGCAAGGTCCCGGCCCGTTTTGAGTGCGTCAACGACCTGGACAGCGAGATCGTCAACTTCTTCCGGGTCCTGCGCGAGCGCCCGGGCGAACTTATCCAGCAAATCAAGCTCACGCCATGGTCGCGCGAGGAACAACTGCTCGCCTTCGAAGCCGCCCCCAACGATCCCCTGGAGCGCGCCCGGCGCCTATACGTCCGCTCCTGGCAGACGCGCGGCGGCCCACGCACGCAATGGCATTCGGGCTGGCGCTTCCACTTCCGGCTCACACGCATGGCCCCACCAAACACCCTGAAGCACTGGCAGGAGACTGCTCACCTGCAAACCGTGGCGCAACGACTGTTGAACGTCCAAATCGAGCACGATGACGCAATCAAAGTCATTAAACGCTTCGACGCACCTGGTACGCTTTTCTACGTCGACCCGCCCTATCTCGCCCACACGCGCAGTCAGCGATGGGGCGAGCACGCCTACATCCACGAGATGACCGAGCAACAACACCTCGAGTTGTCCGAGGTTCTACACAACATCGCCGGCATGGCCGTCATCAGTGGCTATATCTCGCCGCTCTATACGGAACTATATGGCGACTGGTCAGTGTTTTCGAAAAATACCGTCAATGAGCGCGCCGGCCCAAGCGTCGAATATATCTGGATCTCGCCGGCCGCAGCCGAGCGCCAGCAGCACGTGCTCGAGCTGGACTGGTTTAGCCCTGCCCTGAACAAGAGGAGCGTGAGTGATGCCTGAGTTCTCGCCAGTCGAACCGGAGGTCCTAAACCTCGTAGCGGATCTGATCGAGTCCTACCATCAGCACCTGCTCGACGCACGCGTCGGCGTCGTCTATCGTGACACCGGTCTGCGTGTGGGTGGCCACATGCGGATCGCCGCGGCCCTGCGCGTGGCGCATGGACCCGATGACAGCGAGGCGGTCGCGCTGGCTGAGGCGATACTGCGGATGAGCGACGGCAGCATGGACGTGACGCTATGACACCAGATATATCGGCGTCGTTGACGGTTGGCGAGGTCATTGGAATTATGCGCCGCCGGGCCGGCCTGTCTCAACTACAACTGGCAGAGAAGGCAAACGTTAGCCGCAATGAGATATCGCTGCTCGAATGCGACAGCACAAACTACACAGTTGCAACGCTTTGGGCGGTAGCCGATGCACTTGGAATGCGCGCCGAGTTCCGGCTGTGCAAGCGAGAAGAGAAGGACGTGACGCCATGACAGTTTGCAAACGTTGCGGTCAACCGGTAACGATGCACGCCACGTGGGCGGTGTGCGAGCACGACACTGATGAAGTTTGCTGGCGGCTGACGGCCGCACGTATCGGTGCGATCGAGCAGCGTCTCGACGTGATCGAGGAGCTACTCCAGGGCCGCGACGAGCGCGCGGAGCTAGCGTTTCGGCGGAAGGCGGCGCGCGGCGAGCTCGCACGCCTCGCCTACCGGGACTACGTCCATGCTGCGGTCGATGCAGTGGCCCTGCGCGTCGAGCGTGTAGAATCGATGAGCGAGGAGAACTCTAGTGTCTGATCACATAATCTATGCGGCGGCGGTTGCGCAGGTGACAGCGTTGCAAGCCGAGGTCGAGCGTCTGCGGCGCGGCCTGGCTTGGCATCACTGCGATAAACACGGCGTTGCTGATCCGGCGGCCTGGGGTTGTCCAGAGTGCTTGCGTGAGTTGCGAGAAGAAAATCGCCAACTGCGCGCCGGGATGGTGGAGTTGTGCGACGATCTGCGGCGCCAGTGCGGCATGATCGCGGACCTGCACAATCGACTGGTGGGCCACACGCTCGATGGCCAGCCGGTGCAATACGCCACGGAACAGGACGGCCCCGAGCTGACGACCGACGGCTGCGAGCCGACCTGGCTGCACCGGGCGCTTGCGGATGTCGAGGCTTGCGGCCGCCTGGTCCTGGCGATGGCAGTGCCCAAGGAGGAATGAACGTGACACCCGAAGAACTGAATGCAATCAGGGAAATGTTCGCAAATGATCGTGGCGACGTTGGTGAAACTGTCAATGCGCTGGTTGCCGAAGTCGAGCGCCTGCAGGCCGCCCTAGCGCAGTACGCCAATTCGGCAAAGTGGGGGTGGGAGAGAAATATGGCGTTCGACTACCTATCACCGCATCGGTGTTTCCGTTGCAGCGGAGACGGATGGCAGATTGCCGAGGCCGCACTCGACAGCGGGGAGGTGCAGCCATGACCGCCCTCTTCCCGGTCGTTGTCGATCGGCGCGCGGGCGTGAATACGCTGCAGGTCCTGCCGGCAGTCGCACGGATGAGCCGGCTGCCGATCGGGCGGCGGGTGGTGCGGTGGTGGAATGAGCTGCGCAACAGGCGAGTGCGGTAACCACAGGAGGGTCACGTGGGTAGAACAATCGTATGGAGAACTTACCTGCTCGGGGACGGCACGACGGCTGACCTGGCTCAGGTCGAGCAGCCCCATCGGGCTCCAACTCTTGAAAGCGAGATCCTCGTGCCGGCTGCCGAAGCCGCCATATCCGGTGTACTGTTCGGCTGCGCTGCAACTGCGCTTGCGGTCTGGCTGGCGCATGCCCCGTGGTGGCCGTGCCTGCCCATTGCCATTGCCGTGATGACGGGAGGCGGCTGGATTGCTGCGCTGCGTGAAGAGCGCCAGACTCTCTGGAAGACAGAAAGCCTATCAGTGCTTAGCTCGCAACCTGAAGTGCCGCCTTCCCCGCCCGTGCCATCCGTCCCCTTGCTGGCCAATCCCGGCGAGTGCGCCGTCTCGGCCGCAACGGCTCAGCGCGACGAGCATGTGGCTCAGCGCCGCGACGAGTTGGTGGCGTTCGTGCGGACTTGTGCCACCAGGGGCTGCGGCGAGAGCGCGCATGGCGTCACGGCAGGGACCAGGGCGGCATACCTGGCCAGCCGTGATCTGCTGCTGTCGCTGGGGCTGGCGCGCTGGCGAAGCGAGAACCACAAAGCCGGCTGGGAACTGGCAGCGCCGCCGGCGACCTGTGTCATGCTGCTGCGAAAACACGTGATCGAGCGATAGCCACACTCCCCCACTCTCGGAGTGTGTTGCTCGAAATTAGCCGCCCAGAAGCGCAAGAGTAGGAGCAGGAGGAATAGAAATGGGCACGAAGTCAAGAATGATCAAAACACTGGCAGATGAAATAGCCAAACTGAAGACCCAACACGCCGAACGGGAGCGGTGGTTGGACGCAAATCGCTCCAAGTTGCAGGCAGAAGTCATGGAGTTACACCGATGTATTCAAGCGGCGAACACCAAGGGGGAGGAAGGCGTTACCACTATTGAGTGCGAACTACTGCCTTGCCCCTTTTGCGCGGGGGAGCCGTGGATGAGCGCCGGCGAAACGTTCTATGTGCGGTGTACGTGCGGCGCAATGGGGCCATCGTGTGATTGGCTTAGTGATGCAGCGGCTCGTTGGAACAGGCGAAGTTGAGTCTGGGAGGCTAGGATCGTGCCAGCAGTCAAGGCGGCCTGTGGCGATCGCGCGAACTACAGAACGTTCGCCCGGATGATTCGGGATTTCGAGAACGGGCGCCTCGTGTTCATGACGACAGCCGACGTGTCCGACCGTTACCGTGTGAGTCGGCGGACCGTAGAACGCTGGGAGATCATCCTGCAGGAAACTTTCGGTTTGACGACCGACAAGGCCGGAAATTGGTGCGAGCCGAAAACTGCGACAAGTTGTGCACAATCTGCGACATAGTTTGCAACGCGGCGGGGCAGAAGTATGAGACAATAGCGGGGATAGGTGCGGCGCAGGGTCGCCTACCATCCCCGCTTTTGTTTGCGCGCAAACGTGGAGGCAGTTATGCAACCTGATCCATTCTCCAGCCTGATCCACTCGCGAAAGTTCATCGTAATGCTGTTCGACTTTCTCGTGTCGATCGTCCTCTACTTCGGCTCGAAGTACGCGCCGCCATCCGCTTTCGAGGACATCAAGTTCCTGATCGGCGCGCTCCAAGTGCCGGTAGGGGTGATAATCGCGAGCATCGCGAGCGAAGACAACGCCATGACGCACGCGACGGCCATCACTGACGCGGCGACTACTGCCGCTCGGGCGACGGTCGGCATTGTGCCGGGTCCGACGATTGACCCGGAAGTCGGGAAAACGCCGGCATGATCGACCCGACCGTGAGCGTATCTGCGGTGCTGTTGGTCACGCCTACGGCATTGCTGCAGCCGGTGTTGAGTTGGCCGCTGGCCGGCGGAGCCGGAGTGGCGACCCAAGAGTTCGGCGGTCACGCGCTGGACTACAGCAAGTTTGGCCTCATCGGCCACAACGGACTTGACATCGGGGCGCCGGTGGGGACGCCGGTGGTGGCGACGCACGGCGGTGAGTGCTGGGTGTATGACGACCCGGCGGGATACGGGCTGACGGTGGAGGTCTGGGCGCCGGAAGTCGATAATGCGTCGGCCTACAAGACGATCTACGGGCATTTGAGCGAGCAGATCGCGGTGTGCGGCCAGCGTATCGAGGCGGGTATGGTGCTTGGTCTAGTGGGGAGCACCGGGAACAGCACGGGTCCGCACTTGCACTTCGGGATCAAGTTGCTGCAGGGCAAGAACCCGGGGTACCTGAACTGGGTGGATCCGCGTTCGTTCATGTGCGGCAGGCACTACCTGACTGGCGCCAAACTTAGCGATGGCGGCAAGCCGGCGGACGAGACGCTGGGGAAGACGGCGTGACCGATAGCGGCGCCAGCCGGGCAATGCCGCACGACGTGCGGATACAGACGCCAGACACGCTGGTAACGCTGCGCGAGTACGTCAACCTGCAGGTCGACTACCTGGAGGCCGAGGACCGGCACATTCGGGAGTTGCTGGAAACCAAGTTGGGCCGGATGGACGATAAGTTCAGCGCCTCTCAGATCGTCCAGGAAGCGCGCTTGGAGCGGATGAATCAGTTGCGCGAGATGGTGGACAGCGTGCAAGCGACTTTCGTGACGAAAAACACCTACGACGCCAAACACGAACTGCTGTGCGTCCACATTCAGGGCCTCGAAGAGAGCCGGGCCGAACTGCGGGGCAAGGCGTCGCAGTCGCTGGTCATACTGTCCTACGTGCTGATAGTGCTGAGCATCGTCGTCAACGTCGCCCTGTACGTGGTGAGGTGATCGATGGCTGACGTCGCGGCGGTTGCGCGGGAGGAATCGTCACAATGAGAGTACCGATCGACATTCACTGGTCCTGGCAGCACCAGGGACCCGAGGATCTGGTGGCCTTCGCGGCGATCGACCCCGAAGCCATCTGGATCCTGAACCCCGCTGCCGAGATCGTGCGTCAGGCGCACCAGGCGTGCCCCCAGGCCCTGATCGTCCTGCGCGACCAGCCGCAAGGCGAGCAGCGCGATTTCATGCTGCGCGACCCGCTCGGCTGCGCGGCGGCCCACATGGCGGACTGGAAAACGCACATCCCGCTGTGGGCGCCAGGCATCCCGCTCTCGCAGATCGCCGTCTGCGGGATCAACGAGCCGGCCGTTGGCACGTTGGCCGGCGAGATCGCCGCCTGCACGTACTACACGGAGCTAGTGCGGCTCGGGACCCTGAGCGGCATTGCAGTCGCCGCCGGCGCATTCGGCAACGGCTGGCCGGGCAACGACGACACGCCGACGGTCAACGCCACTCCTGTGCATTGGGACCGGCCGCATTTCAAGGCGCTGTTGGAGATGATCCGGGCCGGCCGCAAAGCCGGTGTGCTGCATTTCCTGAACGTCCACGAGTATTTCGGTGACCCAAACGGCCCGATCTCGATGTGGGGCTGGCACTGCGGGCGCATTTTGCAGCTGCTCCATTGGCTGGCGGAGTGGGGCTGGAACCCGGCGGACGTCCCGATCCGGCTTGGTGAGTTGGGCTTCGATCGGCTGGCCACCGACCCGGCCATGACCAAAGAGGAAAGTCGGGGCTGGCAGATGTGGCTGACGGCCGAACAGTACGTGGCGTTCCTGGACTGGCTCTACCAGCAGTACGGCATGTACCCCAGTATTCTCGGCGCCGGCGTGTTCGGCTGGGACGCCCAGGCGCGCAACTGGAACGGTTTCGACATTCGGGTGATCTCAGCCAAGATCGTGGCCATGGTGCGCCTATTGCGCGCACTTGTGGCGCCCGACGTCGCGCAGCGCCCGCTGCCGGCCGACATCAAATGGCCCGTGGCACCGCCGGTGGTTCCGCCCGTAATACCGCCCGTGGTTGTTCCGCCTGTCATCGTTCCTCCGGTCGCCACTCCCACCGACCGCCTTGTCACCCTGCTCAAGGCCGCTTTCGGCACGCAGTTCCAGGACCTGCGCAGCGTTCTACCCCGCAGGGCCTCCGTGCCGTGGTTTGGCAAGCGCGACGTGGCGGCCATCACGACGATCGTCGGGCACCATACGGCGGCGCGGTCATCGTTGACCTGGACACAGGTGGCAAGCGGCGAGCTCGCCACGCATCCCACCTGGCCGGGTATCGCCTACACGATTGGCGTCTCGCCGTCCGGGATGGTGAGTTTATTTGCCGACATCGACGAGGATCGCGGCGCAACCGGCAACTCGCAGGTCAACTCCATTGGTATCCAGGTATGCTGCGATGGCAACTATGAGCCCAACGTGCCGGGCGTACCGACTGAGACGCCCACGGCGGCGATGCTGGCGGCGCTGCGGAAACTGTTCAGCGTGCTGAGCGCGTTCACCGGCAAGACGCTGAAAATCATCGGTCACCGCGATGTGCCAGGCGACCAGACGGCTTGTCCTGGTGCGAACCTGTATGCAGCGCTGTTTGCACCGGTTGCACCGCCGGCGCACGACCTGCTGCCCGAGGATGAGACGGCCACCGATGCGGCGACACTGGCGCAAAAAGTCAGATGGTGGACTGAGGAATATTGGCGTCAGTACAAGGCAGGCAATGAAGCGCGCGCCGTAGCGATCATGAGTTCGCTTATCAAGCTCGATGGCGGGCTGATGTACCGGTTAGAGAACGCTCTGAAGGTGACTGTATGAACATCACAATTCCGCTGTTTTTCCTGGTTTGCGCATTGGTCTGCTTTCTGATCGCGACGTTCCGGTCACCGTGGCTGGGTATTAGTTGGCGCGACCTTGCCTTTGCCTTTATCACGGCGTCGCTGTTGTTTACCGGCGCACTGACGATCGCGGCGAAGTAGGTGAGAGATGTGCATCAACGGACTGACGGGCCGAAGAGAGATAACGTGCGCTTGTGATCGTGTGGTATGGCCGGTTGACCTGTCCCGGACGGTTCAACTGATACCTCCGCAGCAAGCGCCCTCCACCATGCTCACGGGTTGGGCCTGTCCCCGCTGCGGGCAGGTATGGGCCATGTACGTGGATCGGTGCAACTGTCAGCCGACGACGACCAGAACATGGGTTAACGGCGGCACGGTGGGTTATGCAGCGAAGTAGCGGCGGGTGCGGGCTGACGACCCGTCACGATTCTTCCTCCTCCCTGGCCGGCTGGAGGGCGGGGGCAAGCAGGGTTGAGTGCCGGTGCTGGAAATGAGGTAACGATGGATGTAAACACGTTGGCGCTTGAGTTGGCCACCGATCCACTCGCCCGTGGCTATGCAGGCATGACTGACGAGCAGGCGGCGGCATGATAGACACGCTGCTCGCATCCTATTGTCGGGCCGGCAACTGGCTGTTGCCGGTGCTGCGGCGTGAGCGAGAGTTGGCACGGCTGCCGGTGGCACGCATCGGGCCGTGCGACGTGCATTTCGCACTGGGCGGTGGCGAGTACCTGGCCTATTTCGGTATCTCACCACGACGGGAGACGTTGCGGCAGCGAGCGATACGGCTGGCGATTGGGATGGCGGCGGGGCCGTTCGGGGCGATGTTGACGTTGCAACCGGATGCGGCGGCGGGCAAGGACGTTCTGCTGTGGGAGGGAGACCTTAATGGCAATTATGGAGCGTCTCAATTAGGTCTTGGAATGTACAACCAGATTGGCGCGAAACACCAGCAGTCTCTCCTTCAGTTTGATATTTCCGGCATCTCTAGGGTAGCAATCGTATCTGATTCTGTTTTGACGCTTGTGAAAACGGGGGGTACCGGGATCAAATCGTACAATGTGGCAGCCTACCGGGTTCTGCGTGCTTGGGTCGAGGGGACAAAAAACGGCACGACTCCTGCTGATGGTGCCACATGGAATACATACGACGGCACAAGCAGTTGGGGCACGGATGGATGCAACAACACGAGTACAGATCGTTCTGGCAGCGGAGAAAACAGTCAATTACTAGCAATGGCAGATGTGTCAAAGTCGTGGTCAATTCCCGAGATGACGAGAGCGTGGGTAACTACGCCGGGGAGCAACAAGGGCGTAATCCTGCTGACAACGGACACGTATTCGACAAACGGACTATGGTACCCCGCATCATCTGACGGCACAACTGCTGCCATTCGCCCGCAGTTCGTCGTCACCTACACCCTCCCCGCAGGCGGCGGGGCCTTGCGTTCGCCGTTCGATTCGCCCTTTACCGGGGCCTTTTGACAGGAGCACACAATGACAATGACCGTTGAGCAATTCTTGGGAACGTTGGATAGCGCGGGCGTAACTGTGGAAGCCCTGGCGCAAATCCTGACCCGCAGCGCCGTTCTGGTGACCATTGAGTCGAAGAAGGCGGAGATTGCGCGCAAGGAAGCCGAGCGGCAAGCGGCCTACGACGCGACCACCGCCGAGCTGACGGTGTTGACGACCGAGCTAAACGCACTGATCGCGCAGAGCAACCTGTCGCTGTGAGGCGGTAAATCATGTTTGTGTGTTCGTTTTGCGACAAGACCTATAAAAATCAGGGAGTGCTGACGAGGCATATTCGACAATGCGCTTCAAACTCAGAACGTATACGTATGCCTCAGGTTGCGTGGAACAAGGGTCTTTCCAAAGAGACAGACGAACGTGTTGCCCAATATGCCCGCGTCAATGTTAAGTCACATCTTGGTCAGGTGGCATGGAACAAAGGGAAGACAGCGGCAACCGACGAACGAGTTATGAAGTTTACCGGATCTGGCAATGGTCTATTTGGAAAGATAGGCGTTAGTCATCCGGTGTTTGGTACAAAACGTCCTGGGGAAAAGTCTGCGTTTTTTGGCAAACATCACAGCGATTCTACTAAAAAGCGCATATCAGACACGTGGAAGATTCTTTCACCAAAGTACGTCAAAAGGGGGCCAGATCATCCTAACTGGAATCCTGATCTTACTCAGGAAGAACGCATCGTTGCCCGAAAGCGTCCAGAAATCTATGAGTGGCGAACACTCGTTTATCAACGTGACGACTATACCTGTCAGGCATGTGGCAAGCGAGGCGTTAGGCTGACCGCTCATCACTTGTACGACTATAAGCGATATCCATCGTACCGTACCAGTCCCGATAACGGTGTTTGCTTGTGCAAGGTGTGTCACGAGGAATTTCATAGCAGTTTGGGCGGCTATCATGCAGGATGCACACCAATGGCATTAGTCATGTGGGCGATGGATAAGCAATGAGATCACTACAGTACTCTACGTTAACGAACCAGAATATATCGAGCGCACTTTTAGTCTGTACGTATGTCGCAGACGCTGACCGGGCGGTGTTGATTCGGGTTCTGCTAGACCAAGTGGCGGGCAACGGCAACTACCTAGTCTGGATTACGACGCAGGCACTTGGCTCAGGATCGGCTTACGTGTCGGCACAATTCACCCTGGCGGCTCTCAGTGGACAGACGGCGCTGCAATTCCCGTCCATCATTCTGATGGTACTGAACACAGACGTGCTCAAAGTCTACATTCAGGGGCTGGCTGGTGATACGACCACGCCCGACAGCGATGTGCAAATCGGTGAACTCTCTTATTTGCGCTCAACGGTGGCAGGAAGAACACTTGACGTGGCGAGTACGGGTGAAGTGGGCCTTGACTTCACCAACCGACTCGACACGACGGGCATTCTGCCAGCGGTGGCAGCGGGTGGCGCAAGTGGGCTGGCGCTGGTGGGGAGTGCAATGGCTGTGCCAACCGACCAGGCTGTCAACGTCACGAAGTGGAACGGCGGGACTGTCTCAACACCGGCCGTAACTGGGGAGCCGGTCGTCACGCTGGGCGCAACGCAGGCGGCTTATGCGCCGGCTAAGGCGGGCGACGTGATGGGCAAGTCACCGGCAACCCTGGCGGCGGCTGACGTGAGCGGCAACCTGCCTGCCAACCTGACGCAAATTCTTGGTGCGGCCATCACCGGCACAGCGGCGCAGATCGTGGCGGCATTCTCGAAGTTCTTCGACAAGGCCAGTCCCACGGGAACCGTCAACAGCTTGCCGGATGCTGTGCCGGGCAACGCCAGCGGCTTGCCACTCAAGAGCGATCTGCCGGCAGCGGCTCCATCGGCGGCGACAAATGCCAGCACCCTGCTCGCCACGGTTGCGGCTGGTGCAGCCGGCACGGTAGGCGCTGCACTCGCAGACACGGCAGCGCTTGGCGATCCGTGGACGGCAGCCCGTCGCACGCTGACCAGCACCGCAGCGGCGACGCAGGCGGCGATGGCCGGCTCGAAGCTCGTGATGACGGCCGGCGCCGGCTTCTCGGCAACACTCACCGGCTTCACGATTCCTGCCACGTGGACCGCGGTGATTTTCACGGCGAAAAGCAACTTGGATCTGCCCGACAGCCGCAGCGTCCTGCAGGTGCGTGTCAGCAACCCGCCTGCGCTGGCCGATGGCTTGCTCTACCTTGCGGGTGCTGTCGCAGCCGATGCGGATGGCGCGGCGCTCACGGTGACGCAAGCGACTGGCGACATCACGCTCGACGTGACGGCGGCGACACTGGCGCAACTCGGGGTGATGAGTGTGGCGTATGACCTGAAGCTGCTTCGCAGCGACGGCGAGCCGGCACAGTTGACGGAAGACATGCTTGAAGTGCGGCTGGCGGCGACGAAGGCGATACAGTGAAATGGCAGGACTGAGTAACAGGCAGCGGGTATTTTGCGAATATTACGTCAGATCGTGGAACTCAGCAGAGGCGGCTCGACGCGCTGGTTACTCAGAGAAAACGGCCCGCTTTATTGGAGCAGAAAACCTAACAAAACCGAACATAGCCGCAGAGATTGAGCGGCGTTTGACAGAGCTCAGTATGTCAGAAGCCGAAGTGCTTACTCGACTGACCGAACATGCCCGCGGCGACATAGGCGTCTTTTTCAAGGTCACGGACGAATGGACAGAGTTTCCATTACCGTCCTACGAGGTGATCGACGCCAAAGAGGCAGTCGACCCGGATGACAAAGACGGCGAGAAAAAGACCGTCTATCTTGTGCGACACGTTACCATTGACTTGGAGAAGTTGACTGACCCGGCCTACTCGCGCCTGGTGCACAAGTTCTCAGATTCCGCTCGTACTGGCCTTTCCGTGGAACTGTATGACGCACAGGGCGCGCTCAAGTTGATCGGACAAAAGTACGGGCTGTTCAAGGACAAGGTAGAGGTGACGGGCAAAGACGGCGCCCCTATACAAGTTATCGAGGTCGTGAAGGACTATGGCGACGAGTCTGGCGGAAGTGACGGGGAAGAAACTGACGTTGAATCAGCACCAGGGCCAGACGAAAGCATGGGATAGCGACTCTCGTTATGTGTTTGTGATTGCGGGGACACAGAGTGGCAAGACTTCGTGGGGCAGTTGGTGGTTGAAGCGGGAGATAGACCGCTGCGGGCCGGGTGATTACCTGGTGGTTACGTCTACCTACGACATGTTCAAATTGAAACTCTTGCCTGAGGTGAAGCAGGTATTTTGTACCCTGTTACGCTGGGGTGACTACCAGGCGAGTGACCGGGTGATCGTGAGCAAGGACCGCAAGAGTCGCATTATCCTGCGCAGCGCAAACGCACCCGGCGGGCTGGAATCGGCCACGGCAAAAGCGGCCTGGCTGGATGAGGTGGGACAGGATGAGTTTCGCCTTGAATCGTGGGAAGCGGTGTTACGGCGGTTGTCACTGGCGCAAGGGCGGGTGCTCGGCACCACGACGCCGTACAACCTGGGGTGGTTGAAAACCGAGGTGTTCGACCGCTGGCGAGCTGGTGACAGGGACTATGACGTAATCCAGTTCAAGAGCACGATGAACCCGGCTTTCCCGATGGCGGAGTACAACCGGGCCAAGGCGACGATGCCAGCCTGGAAGCACCGGATGTTTTACGATGGCGAGTTCACCAGGCCGGCCGGGCTGATTTACGAGGACTACGTTGACGATCTGACCGATGGTCAACTAGTCAAGCCGTTTGACATCCCGAGGGAGTGGCCCAGATACGTGGGGATCGACTTCGGGGCAGTGAACACGGCGCTGGTGTGGCTGGCAGAGGATGTGGCGCACAAGGCGTACTACCTCTACCGGGAATCGCTTGAAGGCGGTAAGACGACGCACATGCACGCAGAGGCAGCACTCGAACACGCCAAAACAGAGCGGGTGGTGCGTTGGAGCGGCGGCGCAAAGAGTGAGACGCAACAGCGCATGGACTGGCAGCACGAGGGCGTGCCGGTGCAAGAGCCACCCTTTGCCGACGTGGAGGCGGGCATTGATCGGGTAATCGAGTTGTTCAAGACAAGGCGCCTTTTCGTTTTTGATACTTGCCGGGGGATACGGGCAGAGTTGGGCGCCTACAGTCGCAAATTGAACGATGCCGGCCAACCGACTGAGGAAATCAAGGACAAGGCGACATGGCACAGAATGGACGCCTTAAGGGCCTTCGCGGTGGGCATGGTCAAGCAGGGTTTCGGCTTTAGCGCCGTCGGTGAACAGGCGAAGAACGTGCCCAACCCGTGGTTGGTGAGGTAGTATGGCCGCAAATGCGGGCTTCAAGGAAATAGGCGTCAGCGGCGTCCCGCAATGGGCGGGCCGACTGCAAGAGCGTTACCTGCCGTCGCTGCGCGGGCCGGCCGGCATCGTGGCAATGGCGACGATATTGCGCCGCGAGCCGGCTGTGTACACTGCCCACCGCCTGACGTTACTGTCGGCTGGGGGGGTAGAGTGGGGCGTGGAGCCGTGCGCCGACACGGACGCCGACAAGAAATCGGCAGATTTCCTCGAAGAGTGCTGGAACGATATGTCTCATGCCGGCTGGGAGGCGATCAAGTTTGCCTTGTCGGCGCAGGCGTTCGGCTTTGCTGACCTGGAGATCGTCTGGAAGCGACGCCAGGGGCGCGACGTGCCGGACACGCAACCGTCAAGCGCCTATAACGATGGCCTGATCGGCATTCGCAAACTGGCCGTGCGGCGGCAGGAGACGGTCGAACGTTGGGAGATGGACGATACGGGTGGCTATCAGATGATGGTGCAGCGCGACCCGGTGAGTTTCCAGTATTTCAGGGTACCGGTCGAGAAACTGCTGCATTTCATCGGCGGCGATGACCGGGCCTCGTGGGAGGGCATCGGCTGGCTAGAACCGGCCTACAAACTTTTCCACATGATCGAGAACTACGAGATTTTGCAGGGCATTGGCTGGCAGCGCTCCTTCACCGGCCTGCCCGCATTCACCTGGTTGCAACCGCCCGAGCCGGCCGACCGCACCGCAGTGCAGCAACTAGGCGAGGGGCTGGTGGCGAACGAAAAACAGTATGTGGAATTGCCCGGTCCGTTGGTGACGTTCGACCTGAAGACGGTCACGAACACGAATGCCGGCGAGCTCAGGGCGCTGATCGATCAACTGCGCTGGGAGATCATGTCGCTGGTCGCGATGACCTTTATGCGGCTGGGCTCGACCCGCTCGGGCAGCCGGGCGCTATCCGACCCGCTGATCGACAGCTACAACCGGGGCGTGGACGCTTCCCTGGACGGTATTGCAGAGACGATCAACCGCCACTTGGTGCCTAGGCTGTTTGCCGCCAACGCCAGTGCATTCAAGGGCCGCACCGGCTACCCGAAAATGGTGCATACGAGCGTGGCGAAAATCCCGATGGAGATTATCGCCTACCTGGACAAAGTGCAGGCGTTCCTGGCGGCGGCGGGTCCCGAGGACAACCTGTGGATACGCAAGATCATGGACATGCCCGATGTCGAGGTAGTGGCAGACGACACGGCGGCACTGCCGGTGGACGCAAAACCGGCGGTAGCGAAGCCGGGGCAACCGGGCCAGACTGGTAAGCAGCCGGCGCAGACAGGCGTCACGGATGCACCGGCAGGTGATGGCGGCAACCAGTCGCCGAAGGGGCAGGCGGGGGGCGGCCAGGATACGGGGGGCAAGGGCGGACCCGCTGGGCAGTCGGTGGCAGCAGTGGCGGCGGAAGCCCCTGGCGGCCTGACCGATCTGTCCGCAGCCGAGCAGGTGGCCATCCTCGAAGCCGCGGCGCGCATTGTGGCAAGTGGGAACGGGAGCGGCAATGGCAACTGAGGCGTTGGCTAACGAGAGGTGGGCAGAGGGCCAGATGCGTGTGTTGGTGGCCGCTGGCGTCGCGCCGCAGGTAGCGGAGTGCAGCGTGCGGTGGGTACTCGACAACCTACCCGCCGGCGCGGACCCGGCGACATGGGTACCGACACCCGAGTTGGTGGCCGCCTTCGCCGATCCGACCGCCGAGGACGTGAAGGAAGCCCGCACCGACTGGTACGCCAGCAAGGACGTGCCGGCGAAATACAAGCGTTTGCTGGATGCGAGGCCCGACCGTGCCGAGTAAGCCGCCGATCCTGCCGGGCTACACGTACAACGGCAATACTAGCCGCTACCGTGACTTGACAACCGGGCGCTTTGTAGCCCGGCAGGACATCGTGACGCTGCTCGACCAGCACGTCAACGCCAAAGAGGCGTTGCTGACCCGGCTGACCAATGACCTGACGGCGGGCGAGATATCGCCGGCCACCTACATTGCGCAGGCACGGCAGGAACTCAAGAACCTGTACCTGCAAAATGCGGCCTTGGGTGCAGGCGGTTGGGACCGACTGGGACCGACTGACTACGGTCGCATCGGCGGCACGATACGCGACGAGTACCGGCGCATGGCAGCGATGGCGCAAGGCGTGGCCGACGGGACGGTGAGCGATGCGCAGGCACTCAGTCGCCTGCACATGTACATGGGCAACGCGCGCAGCCAGTTCTACGCAGCCGAACGGGACCGAGTACAACCGTCGAGCCCGGACATGATCGTAATTGAGCGCCGTCAGCTTGGCGAGGCAGAACATTGTCCTTCCTGCGTCAGGTATGCAGACCAGGGATGGCAACCCGCAGGAATGCTACCGCTGCCGGGCGACGAATCGGAATGCATGTCTAATTGCCGGTGCAATCTTGAACGTCGGGAGATACTTGGAGACGAGACTGAATCATGGATCGGAACGAAACGATAGGAGTGGGTTGAGCGGGAGGCTCATACAACATGCCGATGATGGTGATAGCACCGGTGCAAGAAGTGACGCCGGTTGCCCAGACGACGACCGACAACTACGCCGATGTGGTCGGTAGCACGATCGATGCGCTGAACTACCGCAGCGTGAGTTACACGATTCTCGAGAACAATGTCAACGCGATTCATTGGAGAGTTGTGGCGTCAAATGATTCGGGGTTTTCCGTGCCTGTAATAGTTCAAGCCGAGGCGACCGTAGCCAAGGCTGGAAACAGTTCATTCTCATCGACCCCCGCCGTGTTCAGATATTACAAGGTGCAGGTCGCCGCGGCGGTCGGCGCTTCACAGGGCAATGTAACTGTGGCAGGAATCGCAAAGGGCTGACAGTATCGACGGCAATCATCGGTTTGACGCCGGCGAAGGAAATTGTCTGACAAGGAGCAAAAACATGCCATTAGTACCAAGCGACGCAAAGACAGGACCGCAAGGTGATGCGGGCAAGTTGGGGACGCAAGGACCGCCAGGGCCACAGGGTTCGCAGGGTGTACCGGGATTGCAGGGCGTACCGGGGAATCCGGGACCCGAAGGCGAGCCGGGGCCGCAGGGCAAAACCGGGTCGGCCTGGGTGCCGAACGGACGCAGCGTCACGATCACGCTGCTTGACGGTCAGGTGCTGGTGTTCGAGAACGGTATTCTGGTGGATCAGGCGCAGCCACAGGCGAAGCCATGATCTCAGGACAAGTGCCGGCTCATATGGTCGCCGGGGCCGGGCCGGGAGAGGGGGGCGATCAGGGGAGCAAGAAAATGCCGTACAGCAAAGACAACCCGCCCGACGTGTGCAAGGGAATGCCGTCGCATGCCGTGGCGATCTGGGTAGCAGCGTTCAACAGCGCCGTCAAGGACAACGACGAATCGGCCGCAATGGCGATTGCGATGAGCGCCGTCAAGCGCATCTACGAGCAGGATGCCCAGGGCCACTGGTCGCCCAAGGCATCCAACGCAGGCGAGGAGCCAGACGAGACGACCGCAGACCTGGCCGCCGACACGTCAAAGTTGCACGATACCCAGGCTGCGCGTGCCTCGAAGTACGGCATTGCCGCCAAGGACGGGGGCGCCCTGACGCCGCCGGCGGACTACCCGACCGGTGACGCTGAATACGGCGACCCGGTGAACTACCGTTACCCGCTCGACGAGTCGCACGTCAAGCCGGCGGTGAGCTACTTCAACCAGGCAGGCCAACAACAGGACGGCGGCTACAACCAAGCGGAGTGGGCCATCATCGGCAAGCGCATCGCGCAGGCATCCAGTCGGCTGACGGGAACCAAGCATGTCTACAAGGCGGGCAAGATCGAGACCCTGCCAGGCGATGCCAACGCTACCGAGCCGCCGATGCTGCTGCTCTTGCTGGCCGAAGTGAGCGGCGCCAGTCCGGTCGAGTTCCTGCGCACGGGCACGTTCACGGATATGCACGGCAGCGAGGTCGTGGTCACCGAGGCGGACCTCGATACCTTCGTCGCCAACTTCGAGAGTGGGACCGCCGGCCAGGACGTGCCGGTAGACGTGGACCACAAGCGCGGCGAGGCCTATGGCTGGGTGCGGCGGGTCTACCGCAACGGCATGCGGTTGTTGGCGCAGGTGGAGTGGAACGAGCTTGGGCGCAAACTGGTAGGCGAGAAAGTCTATCGCTACCTGAGCGCATCCATTGACCAGGAACGCAAAACGTTGCGCTCAATCTCGCTGGTGAACTTCCCGGCAGTCAAGGGGCTCAAGCCGGTCGAATTGGCAGAGCACTACTTCGTGCCAAAACTGGAACAGGAGGCTATCGTTGCCGGACTTGCGCAGGCCGGGCAGCGTGAACCGGGCATCGATGTCCAGGCAGCGGCAGTTGCGCCGCCGGCCTCAGGCATCGGCGAAAACAAACATGGGAGGGTTGTTACGATGGCAGAACAGGAGCAGGTGGTTACGATTGTACCGCCGGCCACCGGCGACGTTGACCTGGCCGATTTTCGCAAGAAGATCGAAACCGAGATGCGCGACGCATTGCTTGATGAGTACAAGCGGCTCGAATCGCAGCGGGGCCAGATGTTCAGCGAGCTGATGGAGCAGGTCCGCGACGAGCGGGCCGTGGCGGATTTCAGCACGCGGGTGACGGGCGAAGGCGCGCACGCACTGCCGGTTAAGGCCGATGAGCTCGCCGGGATGCTCAAGGCGCTGCCACGGGCGCAGCGCGAGCAGTGGACTACGCTGCTGAAAGCGGTGGCCGATAACGGCACGGTGGACTTCACCGAACGCGGGACCAGCAAGGGCGGCACGCCGCAAAAGTTGGATCCTGAAGTAGGGAAGGCCCTGGGACGCTGGCTGAAGGCGAAGGTCGGCAACACGGCGGATGAGTTCCTTCAGGCCAACGAATTGGGCAGCGCCAAACAGTATGACCTGTCCGAGTGGGGGGTGTGACATGACTGAACATACCACGAATGCGCCGCTGCGCTTCTCTGACGACGAGGTAAAGGTTCGCAAGGAAATTCTTGATGACAGCGCCGCGCAGCATGTTTACCGGGGCGACCCGCTGATTATGGACGTGTCAGAGGACACGCTCTATCTGCGCCGCTACCTGGACGCGACGGTACTGGTGACGGCGACCGACGTATTCATCGGCTTCGCGCTGGAAGAGAAGGCCGTAGCGACCACTGACACTGAAGTTGCCAACGAGATCGAAGTCGTGGAGAGCGGCTACGTCGGCATCAAGTCAACGGTGTTCACCAACGCCGACCGCGGCAAGTACGTCGTGATGACTTCCTCGGACACACTGGCCGCGGGCGTCATCGCGGCCGGCAACCTGGGCATCGGTAGGTTGGCGTATGTCGAGGACGGCTATGCCTACGTCCTCGTCAACCCGGACGGGCCGACCGTGCAGACGTTCGGATAAGGAGTTTGACACATGATTTCCGGAAACGTACCGTATCATTTGATCTACGGTGCCAGGGCAGGGTTCCTGCAGTCCGTGAAGGACATTGCGCCGTTGTGGCAACAGGTGGCGATGGTCGCCAACCTGGAAACCAGGTCGCTAGATCTGGTAGACCTGGGTGCCAGTCCCATGCCGAAGGAAAGCAAAACCGGCATGACCATCCAGGACTTCATCGAAAAGCATGTCGCCGTCAAGCCAAAAGACTGGGACATCACGGTGTACATCTCGTACAACGCGCTCAAAGATGACCGCATCGGCGACCTGGAGCGACGGGTGCGCGGGGCAGGTGCTAACTTCAACAAGCACCTCAACTCCATCGTGTTCTCTGCTCTGGACGCCGGCGACGGCTCGACCTACGGTCTGAGCTACGACGGCCTGTCGCTGTTCAACGCCAACCACGTTGATAGCGGCGCCAACTACCAGACCGTGCAAAACAACGTCAACGCGCTGGCGCTCTCGCTGGACAACTTTGACACCGTCTACACGGCACTGTCACAGATTAAGGACGATCAGGGCGAGTACATGGCTTTCACGCCCGACTTGCTGATCGTGCCGCCGGCCTTGAAGCGCACGGCAGCGCAGATTTGCGACAACAAGGAAGCCTATGACACGACCAACCGGGAGGCCAACCCGTATGCCGGCCAGATCGGCTACATCACGGTGCCGTGGCTCAACAGCACCGCCTGGGTGCTGATGGATAGCACAGGCGAGATCAAGCCGATCATCGTGGCGATGCGCGAGGCGCCGAACCTGCAGGATGCGTGGTTCGACCCGGACAAGCCGGACGGCGGGTGGTACTGCTTCAAGTTCTACGCCCGCTACAACGCCATGCCGGGATCTTGGCAGAGTTGCCAACTTGGCAATACGTAGAATGTTGTCATAGCAATATGACAAAACATCTTCGTGTTGGACCATAGAGGGGGCGCTTATGACCTTCTCACGAGCATCGGCGGCGACGCACCTGGCCGCCGAGTTTGCGATGCTGTCGGCGGATACCGGGCAACCAACCACCGACAGTATCGCCGGATTCAGGCCGGCCATCGACAAGGCGCTGCGCGCGCTGGGCACGCCGGAGGCGGACCTGTCGGAGGCTACGGTTGCTGACGGGTCCGTGCCTGCGTTCCTGGCGCTGTGCGAGTATCACGCGTTGGTGCGTATCTGGCACGCACTGGCTACCAGGGCCGACCCGGCGGGCGTGCGCAACGTAAACTCAGCACGGGCGCAGGTAGTCCAGCATGTCAAGGACCAGGTGGCCGACCTGGCGGCCACCTGCGCTTCTCTGGGTTATCCCGTCGGCGGTGCAGGTGGTGCGGGAGCGAGCAAGCCAGATGTGACGCCCTCTGCCTGGAGTGGCTTGATCGGCTTCCACGGCACGGATAAATCCGGCGTGGAGATCGGCCATATGTTCGGCAAGCGGCAGTGGGGCGCGCAGCCGGAGGACTTCGACGATTGAAAGGACGGTTGAACATGAAGAGGGATACTGTGGGACGCCTCGTGGGGGCGTTGGCGCTGGTTCTCGTTCTGGCCGGTTGCGTGACAGTACCGGCGCAGAGTATGCACACGATCGACGTAAACGTGACCGGCATCCAGCCGGCGGGCACGCCTGTTCCGTCTCTGGGCAGCTCGCCTGGCGGGAGCCGCTCACTGACGGGAGTGGGCACTAACCTGACCTCGCTTTCCGTCAGTGGCAATGGCACGATTGGCGGCGATCTGACTGTCACCGGCGCCGTGTCGGCAAACGGCTCGATCACAGACAACGGCTATCTGGGCATGACGACCATCAAGATCGCGCCGACGCCTGCCACCACGGCTACGCCAGCACTGCTGATAAACAACTCCTCGGTTGGCTCTGACAGCCTGGTGGTGAACAACTGGGTAACAGCCGCGACGCCGGTATTCAAGGTCGGCAAGACCGGCACAGTCAACGGCTACGTCTTGCAGTACGGCAGTACCGGGCAGAAGGTCGTTTGTAACGAAACCACCATCACCGGCACGGGCACGCTGGCAACCGGCCTGGCGACGCCTTCCGTTGTGACCCTGGGTATGGGGGCGGACGCCAACTACGATCACAACCGGCTGAGTTTCACGAACGCGGCGGCGACAGTGACCGTGAAGATATGGAACGGGGCAGCCACGCCGGCAGCAGCCGCAACTGGCGTTCCGGTTGACTGGTGTGCCGTCGGCAAGCCGTAAGGTTGAGCATACCATGACGTACCTGTGGGCGAACATCGACGCCTATCTCAAGACGCAGATCATGACCGACTTGGGGCCGAACAGCGGAACCTACAGCACGCTGCGGCTGGCCGAGGTGACGCTGGGCGACCACGCCGAACCGTCGCACATGGTCACACCCAGCCTGCTGATTGATTCGCACGAGGCGTTTCCGGTGTTCGGCTCACACGGCGCCGGGACCGTCAAGACCGACAGCCGCTACCCGTACCTGATGATCGTGTTCGACAAAGTGCAGGACCAAACCGCTGCCGGACCGCCGGTAGTCGACAGTTACGCCACGCTCAAGGCCAACATGCAGGAACACCTGCGGCGGCTGGTAGAGTGGCTGGCGGGCCATTGGTGCCTGCCGGGTGTGGCCGTATCGTCGGACGGCGAGCACATCGCCAATATGACAATCCCTGGCGTGGGAACGAGCATTGAGTTGTGGGGGCCAGAGGCGTCCGTCGAGCCAGGGGGTACGCCAAAGAGCTATTTCTGGGGCCTGGCAGCCGTGCCGTTTTCGGTGGATACAGAGCAATAGGAGTCACATATGGCAAACACACCGCCGTCGACGACGGCAGGTTTTTACTGGGCGATCCAGCCGGCCAAAGGCAGCGTGCCCGTCACGACCAACTGGATTACGGCGCGCGCCAAACTGAGCAACCTCAATGAGAAGTTCGACGAGCCGGACACGACTCCGGAACACACCGGCAAACAGAGCCGACCCACTGAGTTGCAGAACGAACAGATCAACATGGGCTACATCGTGCCGTTCAACGGCTCGGGCGACCTGTACCCGGACCTGATCGGTTTGCAGTTGCTCATGACCGGTTTCGAGTGCATCTCGGAAGCGAAGGGAACCATCACGGCCCTGCAACACATCCAGACCGTGACCAACGGGGCCACCGGCGGCACGTACCGGCTGCAATTTCTGGGTGAGTGGACGGCGGCCATTGCCTACAATGCCGATGCTACGGCCATTGCCTCGGCATTGGACGCGCTGTCGAACATCGTTGCCGCCGATGACGTTACCGTGGCCGGCACGGCGGCATCCTACACCGTGACGTTCAAGACGGGCGGCGCCTACGCTGCCAAGAACGTTCCGCCGATGATCCCTGATAACACTCTCGCCACCGGGGGCGCGGTCAGCGTGGCCGCCTCAACCAGTGCAGCCGGCGACTACTACTCGAACGTGTTTACGATGAGCAAGCGTTACTGCCAACACTGGGGTAGCGTCATGCAATCGTTGGGTGACGTCTCAGATGCATTCTGGCGCAAAGCGACCGACTGCCGGCTGAGCAAACTGGAGTTGAAGGCCGACAGCAAGGGCATCAGTGTCGTACCGACCGGCGCGGGCCTGTCGTTGGGCTTGCGAGTGGGCACCGAGGTGCCGACCGTGGATACGGGAACGCATATCGTGCAAACCACCGGCTCTTTCTCCCTGGTGACGTTCGGCGGATCGGTAGCGCTGACCGGCACGCCGCGCACGCATACGGTCACGTTCACACAGAACATGGCCGAGGATGACTTCCTACTGCACCAGTTCGGGCGCGGTGACTTGCCGGTAAACACGGTTGGTGTGAATGGCACGCTAGGCGAATTGGCCGGTTTGGACTTTGCCACCTACAAGAAAATTCGCTGGGGTGGCACGGCGGGGACCAGTCCGTCGCAAGTGAGGGCGGTGGGGGCACTGGACTTCAAGTTCACCTCACCTGCCAACATCCCGACGCTGGCCGTGCCCTACTCGCTGGAAGTGGTCATCCCCGAGGCCGAGATTCTCATGTCTAACTTTGAATCGTCGGGTGACAAGCTGATCTACTTCGACGCGACGTACAAAATGCTCGACCTAGACCAGACAACCGAGCCGGTGACCGTCACGTTGATCAACAAGCGGCCGCATTACACGTACTGAGCAGGAGTGCCATGGAAAAGCAAGTCGTTTACACGTTCCCCGGCACGGAGCGCACCGACCCCGAGACGGGAAAGGGCATTCCCGGCAGCGCCGATACCGTCACGCTGACAATCGGCACGGCATCGGCGCTGGACTATGCGCGCTACGAGGCACTGCGCTGGGAAACGAGCAAGTGGTTCAGGGACAAGGCCGGGTTCAACTCGTGGGAGACGCCTGCTGAACTGACCCCGGAACAGGAAGCGGCGGTAAGGGTCATGGACGTCGGCGTTCATCGTGCCTACATGCTGCCGTGCGTCAAGCGGATCGAGTGGAGTGGCGAGCCGGTCATGGACCTGGTCGGCCTGAGCATCGAAGCGTTTGCCAACGACTTGCCGGCCGGGTTGTACAACAAGTGGAAGCGAGCGGCACTGGAGTGCAACCCTCAAATCTTCTGGCCTGATGCAAGTTCGGAGGGAAAAGGCTAAGGCGCGAGCAACGTGAACGGGTAACCGACACACTGGAAGCGATGCTTGCGCCTGTGAGCGATGACGAAGAAGAGATTACACCGGAGAAAATGGAGGCCGCTGAGCGTGACGGGCTATGCGATAACAGGAACCTTACGTTGTTCGCTACATGGTATGCGCTCGGTGGAAGCGAACGGGGCCTGACACTTGGTGAAATCAAAAACATGTCGGCGGCCGAACTGAAGGACTTCGGCTACATGCTCAGAGTTGTGGGGCGCATTCTGAAGCGACAGGCTAAGCAACGGAAACGGGAAAGTTGAGATGTGCATGATCGCCAAAATACAACAGGGCGGCAGTATCATAAGCGCGAGCGGCCTCGATTTCATCAACGAAACAGCCGATGTAGATGCCTTTGCCCTTCCGACCGCCGACATGAATAGAGACCGTCCATCTATTACCAGACGAACTCAAGTGAACGCCCCTATATGTAGATGTTTTTTTGGGGCGCTTCTGCGCCAATGGAGGATCGTCTTGGGTCGGCTCGGGAGGGATGTCGTTGAGACGAGCAAATTCGCCTTGCAGACGAACCGCAGCTTCATTGTAGGCAATAGCCGCCTCTCTTCGTGTGGAAAAGCGTCCGATAGCATGGCGTTGCCTGTTGACTGTAATGTCAACTTTCCACCTGCCAGAACCTTTGTCGAAAGCGACGCCCTTATATCCAGATGTGTTGTCTTGATTCAACACTCTGTTGCACATGTTCTGTGAATGAGACACTACACGCAAATTGCAAAGTCTATTATCGAGCCTGTCATGGTTAATGTGGTCTGGATACATCCCGTCGGGGCACCTAATGACTTCTCGGTGCATATAGATTTGCTTATGTTTAGTAGGAGATATCCTGATAACTCTTATTGCGTAGCGGCCATTGAAAAACCATTTGTGCTCCGAGATACGGTCGAAGCAGTCATCGTCAACGAGAGCGAACTTGCCTTTAGTGAGTGGGATTTGTTTTGTCATGCCAGAAGTATATCACGTATACACCAGGATTGCAAGGTGATGCCGTGAAGTTCACCTTTACCCAAACGGACGCCAGTCGGCTACAAGTCAAGGCTTTTATTGACGGCGTTCAGCAGATGCTCCAGCCCCCCAACCCAGATCAAGCCGAGAAGGTAGCCGATGCGATCCGGGCACAGTATGCACGCGCGTTCGCGGGAGAAGGGCCAATACAGGGAGTGGCATGGTCGCAACTGGCTCCGTCTACCGTGCGGGACCGCATTAGTAAGGGATTCGGCGGCGCGCATCCGATCCTGGTGAGAACTGGCAGTTACCGGGCCTCATTTACCCAGCAGGGCGCGGCGGGGCACATCGATGATTTCCGAGAAACGGGGGGAGGTTGGTCGATAACGGTCGGAAGCCGCGACTTCCGTGCAAAGTTTCTGAACCCCGGCACGGCAAGAATGCCCAGCCGACCTGTCAACGAGGGCATGAACCGACAAGCTATCGGCATATATGATGCCATCGCTCGTATCTACGACGCCAAATGGAACCGGAAGAAAACGACCTAGAATGTCCTTCTGGGAGTATACTTGTGCCTGTCGAAGCAAGTCTATTCGTCTAAGGAGGACACCATGCAAAAGTGGGAGTATTTGGAAGTCTACTTTATGGAGTCGCGGGGGCTGTCCAATTTGCTGCCCGGTGACCTGAAGGTAACTGCCGTAAACGGGAAAGAGTTGAAGGATAGGCGCCCGAGCTATCAAGAGACGGCCAATCAACTAGGCGACGAGGGATGGGAGTTGGTGAACGTGATGCACGCGACCGTAAATGATAAGGCGCGAGCATTTTTCAAGCGACCCAAAGAGCAACACGGTGATTATGAGCAATAAGGGGAGCGCAGGGAATGGCAGATGACGACACAATCACTTACAAGGTAGCGGTTGATACCGCAGGCGCGACGGCCGGCGCCGATGCGATCAAGGCGGCTTTCCAGGACCTCGAGCAGATTGACATGGGGATGGGCGCCGATGACCTGGCTAAGTTTGGCGAATCAGCCCGGACGGCCGCCGCCCCCCTCGATGACCTGAAACAGAGCGCGGCCGGCGCCGGCGAGGGAATGCGCAAGACCGGCGACGACGCGAAGGCGGCGGCCAGCGGTCTTGAGACGGCGAACGAGGTCGCACAAATGCTGTCTGGCGGCCTGTCTGGTTTGGCTGAAGCCGCCGGCGTGGGAGGTTTGCTGGCACTCGGAAAGCAGGCGGTTGAAGTCGGGACCGAGTTTCTCAACCTGGGCGACGAATTGCAACAGAACGAAACACGGTTGCGGGCATTTGCCGGCGGCACCGGGCCGGCCGAAGCGGCGCTGAATGGCATGAATGGGGCCGTGGGTCGTTATATGACTACCAGCGAGCAGGCGGCGACGGCCAGTACAATGCTTGAGCTAAATCTAGCAAGCACCGGTGACGAAATGGGTCGGCTGGCAGAAATTGCCATTTATACCGGTGACGCACATGAGTCGGCACAACAACGGGTTGACAGTCTCATGCATGCGCTTGTTACCGGCC